GATTCTGGGTCTAGGAGTTCGAGCAATGGATTAACGATAGAATCATTTTGATCATGTCTATAGGTATTACCTGTTCCTAGTATGTGAATAGTTGATTGAGGTTTAATACCCGTACTGTCTACTCCCATGGAGGCTTGTAATGCTGCAATGGCTGCAAGTCCTCCTTGGGATTTTTTTTTATTAACAGTACCATCGTCGTTATACTCTAGAGAATTCTTAAGGTTTAACATCATAAACTCTCTATCAAGCATACCTAGGACAGCCTTATTATCCCCACCTTTCTGGTAATCAGACAGAACCTTTTTCATAGCTCTTATAGTTTCTTTGTCTGCTCCAGCTTGTCTAGCCATTTCTTCTATTTGTTTAGATAGGAATGTCTTAACATTACCTACAGACATAGATCCTGTTTGAAAGTCTTTATCTAGAAGTTTTTTAAGATTGGATGAAGTTCGTTGCATCTTTGTAAGCACTTCTTTTCCAGCAGCTTTAGTATTATCATCAACACCTAAAGCATCCCAAACATATGATCCATGCTTATCACCATCGTCTAACAGTCTACCTGCCTCAGTCTCTATACTGTAAGCAGTTCCAACCTTTACCTCACCTTCATTTCCATAGGTTTTAAGTGAGTCCTTAATCAAGAAGTAATGCTCTTGAGTAGGTTTTCCTATTTCTTTTTGTACCTCAGGCGCTAGGTTCTCAAATTTGACTTTGTGCATGACTGTGCCTTCAGGTAAATTTATAGGCTTCTGTTTCATTACATAATCAACATCAGACTTATCACCCTTGCCAGCAGTACCACCTACCCTTACTGCATAGTCTGCTCCAATGTTCTTAGCGAATGTGGCTGACTCTAACAGGTATGATTTCAAGTATGCCTTAGCAAAGTTCTTAACATCATCAGCAGCACTGATTCCGAAAGCTTCTAGCTCATCAATCATCTGCTGGTATTCCTCGTCCAGTATGTTTTCACCAGCGTCGATATCCTTACGCAGTTCTAATCTTCTGAAAGCTTCTTCACCGAACTCAGAGTAGATGTCCATGATCATCTCTTTCGCTTTAGTAACATTACCTTTAGCAAAGTGGAACGCAGCCACCTGAACTTTCTCACTGACCTCTTTGATCATGTTACTTACATTTCCACCATCTCCAGTAGCATTAGCTTTAATCTCTTTAACAGGTATATGCCAGTCAGATGCACCCTCCTTATAACATGCGTCAAGCTTATCATTGTATTGAGAAGCCATAATGTTAAGAGGATTCTCTTTAGCTATACTTAAGGAGATACCGAAACCGTTTGCCTCGTAAGAGTTTTTAAAGAATATACTACCTGATTCACTTATCCTTACTTTATCTGCAACATCGGTCATGTTGTCAACACTTTGCTCACAGGTAGATGCATTCTTAAAAGCTTTAGAAAACTGCTCCATAGTTTCAAGAGATCCTTGCAGTGCTGTAAGTTTCAAATCAGGATCTAATGCAAACCCGATGAAATCTGATCTTTCAAATTTAACAGCCTCTCTACCTTTAGATAATTCTTTTTCTAAGTTGTAGGCTAACGACCCTCTAGAAGCTCCACCTAATACCTTTTGAAGAAGTTTACGCTCACTTATTTCCGTTACTGAATCCTTTGCGTTTTCAAATATAGATTTAAGTGTTTTAGAAGTCTCTGGCAGTATGGCGTCTAATCTCTTTAGCCTATCTCTATCGTCTTCATTAAGTTGAGAGAATACGGGGTCCATCTCATAAGGATCTACCTCAGGAACCTCTGTTTGTTGAGTGGTTTCATCACCCCCTTCTTCCTCGGTTCCAGCATACCAATTATTTATCTTAGATTTAAGTTCAGGATCTTGAGGTATAGCGTTAACTTGTACAGGGAAACTACCAAAAGGTCCACCCTTAGCCTTTACTATATTCTGATCATCAGTGTAGAGTATGATGGTAGGGTCTTTCACCCCTTGACCAGTAGGATGACTCAAAGGAAGCTCTTGTCCAGGTGCAGGCATAGGCTGACCCGTTAACCACATTAAACCTTCATTAGCTTCATGTAGTCTAGAGTAACTCTCTAAAAGCAATCTTGCAAACTTCATCATATTATTATATTAAAAAAACCCAACCCAACGAGAGCTGGGTTGGGCTTTTATTACAGTTAAAGTATATCAGGGAGCGATGGTGTTAGCTCCGGTTGTGAGAATTGATCCTATAATTCCTTCAGGAGTCTCGTACTCACCATTGTAAACTTCGATGAAGTCGTAACGGAATTTTACCTCAATGGTATCAAACTCTGAAGTTGAGTAATTCTTCTCACCTCTAGTGTAGGACTTAGGGTAAGCACCGATAAGATCAATAACAGAAACGATCTCACCTGCACCGTTGAACTCACGGATTCTAGCCTTGGTTTTGTAGCTATCAGGGGTGAAAGACTTACCAGTACGCTGACTGTAAACAGTACCGACATAATCTAGGAGAAGTCTACCTTCTTTGAAGTTGAGTAAGTTATCAAAGGTAACAGTAAGCTCTTGTTGAGAAATCTTACCAGGGTAGTAAACCTTGTCGTTCATACGGTTCACTTCAATATCCTCATACTCGAAACCAAAACCACTAATCTGCTTGGCACCTAGGGTTATAGCACGGGAAGTATCGGAAGAGTTTCCAGGGAATCCGGCTGGGATAAATAGTCCGAACTCCCACTGATATGACCTTACTGCATCAAGGTCGGTTGATATGGTAGGAAGTCCAGGAAAGGACAGATTCCTTTTTTCACGATCTAAAAATTGGCTTGCCATTTAAAAATGCCTCCTTATTATGTAGTGGTTACTGATTGACCAGTTAGATTTAGCTCAAAGACAACTATCTCAGCGGTCTTGGTAGGTCTGATGTAAATCTTACACCATAGCTGACCTTTCTCTATTCTATCAGGTGTGTTGGTACTTCCATCACAGACAACCTGATAGCTAGTAATGCCGCGCCCTCTTTGAATTGGGTCTAGAAGCTGAGTAGCAAGGTTCTTAACCTGCTCCCAAGTAAGAGGATCGTTAGGCTCGAAAGCGAACTGTGCTGTAGACTGTAGTACAAGCTTTCTTATGATGATCATAAGTCTGCGGACATTTACACGGTCAAGGGCACTCGCCCTTCTTTGTGCAGTTCTTTGACCGTAGATAGCAATACCTTGTTGTGGGAAATTAACAATTGGGTTGATAACATTACCACCGCTGTACATAGCATCACGATCACCCTGAGTAAGTCTTACCTCGACATCAGTAGGTTTGGTGAGTCTACCACGGTTAAGGCCCGCAGGAGCAAACCAGGACTCAGATACGCTATCAGTGAAGCACATCTGTCTCATAGCAAAGATTGCTGGGTCGTACCACTTGTCCTTGCCAGAGAAGGCATCGAACACCTTAACCCAAGGCCAGTAGATAGCAGCCCAAGAAGAATTGATTGCAGAGTCTCGGTCACTTACGATACCAGTACCAAGACCGTTTGACCAATCAAAAACATCCTGAACCCTACTAATACCGAAAGGTGGTGATATTACAGCAAGGAAAAGGTTAGTGCTCTCAGCAAGAGTTACAAGAGCATTTTGAACTCTAGCATCAGTAAATCCAGGGACAGCAGCTACTGTTACTGCAATAAGATCATCGTTGAGAACTTGAAGACCTGTCTTACCATCATCACCGTCTACACCTATGAGGGCAGTTGCTCTAGCATCGTCAGTAGCGGGGATACCGTCAGTACCTCCAGTAAGTTGGTAAGTACCATTCATAAGCTTTACGAATCTAGGATCTTTAGATTCAACAGTACCACCTACCGCAGCAGAGATTTTAGAACCAAAGGCAGGTAGAGCAGTAACATCAACATCAGTACCTGTAAGAGTTATGTTTCCTTTGATTAGCTGAGAAACGGCATCAGTTACCCCAGTGTTAATTTTTTCTTCTATGAAGTAGTAGTTATCAATTAAAGACCCAGTGAAGTCCTCTTGAGTAACACCACCATCTGCGACATAGATCTGATTTAATTTACCACCAAAGCTATCAACAGTAACAGAAACACCGTCGATACTACCATCTTCGTTTACTGTGTAGTTGTAACCAGTTCCAGGGTAAAGACTTTCTACTTTGTAGTTTAGTGCTGTTAATGAAAGACCTGTGGCAGTTAAAGAAGATGTAGCACCTGCTACTGTAGCAATGTCTAGAGTTGAACTTAATGGCAGTAAAACCTCAAGACCACTAGCTTTTGTGGAATCTGTGTAAGCATTTACTTCAAGTGTAGCCAAAGATCCTGGGAAAGAACCTGCTAAGAATGCAGAACTGTCAGCTACCACACCTTGAACTCTTGCCGATTCTATATCTGTTCCAAAAGCAGTTGTGAGTGCAGTAGATTGACTACCTAAAGCAGATACCTGAACCTTTAAAGGAGTAGAGTATAGTGAAACACCAGCCCCATCTTTTACTTGAATTTCAAGGTATACAGGAACAGTATCACCTATTGTGGAAGATAAACCCATAGCAGGGCAAACACCGTAGGGAACATCCACGGCGGCATCAACACCTCCTGACTCGGCTCTTACATAGTATAAAGAGTTAGTGGTTTCAAGAACCTCTACTGCCCCCTCGATACCTTGACCACCATTCTTAGCCTCAGCGAGAGGCTTTCCAAAGGTTGATATTAAGGAATCTTGGGTAGTAATAAGAGTAGCTTTGTCGGTAGGGCCTTTGCTGGCAAAACCTACGATGCCGACAACGCTAGGGTTTATAGAAGGTACATAATCACTGTTATCGTTCTCGACAACATAGACTCCGGGGCTTACATATTGGGCCATAGCTTATTCCTCACACTGTTTTTATTCTAAGAATTTTTCTATTACTTAAGTTTCTGCACTGTTTCGTAATAGCTGCCTCAGGGACCACGATAGTTTGCTTGGGAGCAATAGATACCGCCTTAGTTCCTGTGGTGTAGTTCAGATAAATCTGAAATGATTGAAGACTGTCGTTTGTAATGGATTTCATTTTGATCTCCTATTGTATTTAGACATCTGAAAAGTATTTTTATTTAATTTATACCCATATTTCAGTATTCATCTTGATGATCTTTCCTGTAGAGGTAACTTTAAACTTAGGACTTTGAATGTAAGACTCTACATTTATAGTGAATGTTTTGCGTATTAAACGATCCTCCTTATCCCCCACTTCCACAGCAGAGATGTCAGATTCTTCTGCTAGGAAGGCTTTTACATTGTTAGCATATGAGGTTTCTAGGACAAGATCTGGGTTGAACTTGGACCTTAGTGTGGCTGAAATCTGGTCTAAATCAGATATATATTTAGACCATACACTCAATGTATATTGTGATATAATTGGTACATCACACAAAGATACAACCCTTTCAGCCCTTTGAATCTCGTCGTTCCATTCAGAGGAGTATATGAGAACATGTCTCTGCCTTCTCTTATTATCGTCAGACGAAACACCTGATTGAAATATAGTGGAGTAGGGTAGAATTATATTATTCTCTTGGAATTTTTTAGCTACTGATCTTTCTTGCCGACCGTGATGTAACTTTACTTTTACATACTCAGAGTCATCGTTAATGTATCCAAGTTGTATCTCAGATAGAAGGGCTCGTAACATCTCTTTGTATACCTTAGATGTTACATTAAGATTCTTAGAAAGACTCACTATCTTATCTCTAAGGTAAGTGAATCCTGTATCAGGAGTAGGTTTAGCCGAATCAGAATCGGCTAAAGTATATTCAAAGTAATCACTCAAGATCTAAGTACCCCCCAACATCATCTGCTACATCAGTTGTAGGCTGGTTAAGTGTCCCTTCATCTTCACGGAGAAGTTTAGCAGTGCATACTATATGGTACACACCATACATCTCAAAGCTATCCTCTTGCACCTCACTAATCTCATACTTCTGGTTCTGGAAATGAGGTTTGATATGGTCTCCGATTTCAGGGCTTCTTTGTAGAGCTTGCTCGATGTAGGTCTTGTTAAACACAAACATCTGGTCATTGGTCAACTCTATACCAAAGTTAGATAGAACCTCCTCTACAACAGAAGGTTCGTAATATCCATGAACTGTAATTGGCTCAGAAGCTATCGTCTTATTCCTTGCCTCTAAATATACATCGTCATAATCTTCACTGACGAAGGACTTGAAGTAATGAAGTGGTGAACCTGAGATTCTAATGATCTCGTCATCAACTAGATTAAATAGGTTTACATCAGGGTTAGATGGATCGTAGAAAGATAAGGGAGTAGCACCATCCACTCTAGGAAGGTTAGGCATGTCCCTGTTAACTTTAAATCTCTTTGCCATCAGCCTGTAGTAAACATGGGAGGTTCTTCAACCTCATTGATGAGTTCATCTTTCAGAACTTGTTTCTCTTGCATAGCCTCTTGGACAAGCTGTGCTCCGTTAAGTTGTGTTCCTCCACCAGGACCAGGGACTACCGCGAACTTACCTCTTACCTGACCAAGAAGACCCTTGGCACAGGATGTAGCATACTTCTGAATCCAGTTACGCATCTTAGGTGTCATGGTCATAGAATTAAGACCCCTGTATTCCATGATTGCTACATCACTCACAGCAGGAGTGGGGTATAGTTGTAAGTATTGACCACCTACGATATCCCATCCGCCATCCTGACTCAAAACTCTGCGTGTAGTCTCAAGAGTAGATTGTAAAAGATAGTAATCTCCTATAGTAAAGCTATCGAAAAGATAGTTGTCTTGGAAATACTTGATAAAGAAATCAAACTCTAGCGTGCCTGCTTGTGATTGAATGCTAAGAAGAGTCTTTTTAAATGTAAGATAGGTTAGATTCCTGAGGATATAAGAAGGAATCTTGTACAAATTGTATCCACCTACAGTATCGAATACAGCAAACTGTCTGGTGAAGTGAGGAGCGTGATAATCTAACTCAGTTATAGCCTCGTCTATACAAAGCTTTAACTGATGATCA